TAAGGTAAGGTTTACCATCAACGTCGAATTGCTCAGTATAAGCATAGAGGTATTGATCAACTACATCCTCAAAAGGTCTTTTTTGTTTTTTTGCAGTTAAGTATAAACCTTGAATGTTAGCATCTATCTCTGATGGTAGAAGTAAGTACTCGACACCATTCTTTATAATGCCGTTAGCAATCATGTTTCTAAATTGAGTCTCTTCTGCTGTACCAAATTTGCCGTCGAAAGCACCTCCTTTGAAGTCTTTACCTCTGTCGTTTCCTCCAGCCTGAGTTAAATGTTCGATTTCATGTCTAAGTACGTCAGAGATCTGTCCTGATATTTCTTCGAAGTCTCTAGGGAAATTATAGGGGTCGACAGCAAACTCTAATTCAACTTTTGGTTCTTCCCAATCGTCATCATCTCCAAAGCCTCCTTTATATGCTCCTCCGTCTCTCATTATGTTATCAATACCTTTCACAAACATAACTTTGAGTTCGAAATCGAATGCTAGATCAGTATCTCTTTGGAACTTCTTATCTAAGTCTTGAGGTATTTCATGAATGAGTATTGGATATAGTCCTGCTAATACCTTCTTCATAGCAACAAGATTCTCTTCTTTAGATACATCTCCAAAATGTCCTTCTTTGTAGTGATGTAACTTTTTGTTTAAAGCAACTTTAATAGCTTCTATACTTTTATTAGTTAAGTACGTAACTATAGAGTCATATTTACCTTCTGCCATAACTTCTTTTTTACCTTTATTTTTATAATTGTCTTCCCAATTGCGGAAAGTAATGTTTCCTTTAAGGTATGCTTCAGATTCAATTTCTAATAAATGATCATCTTCATTTGTATTACTAGTATCTATATTTCCTAGTCTACCTTCTAGGTTTTGCATATGATGAATCATCTCATGTACAAATGACCTAACTATATCTTTTGGATGTCTACCTTCTGTATATAAGACTACTTCTTTATTATTAGGATCGTAATACGCTGTACGTCCAAAAAAGTCATCTGCATTATCTTTATCTGTAATAGTTTTTATTTCAGGTAAAGGAGTAATTTTCATTTTTTGATCTAACATATACTCTAATACAGATGCCATATACTTTGTATAGGAGGGTGTTTCTTTTTTATTAGTATCTTTCCAGTCTTTATAATTTTTCTCTGATTTTTCTTCAGCAGATTCAAACATTGATATAAAAAGATTTTCCATCTTTTCGTTCATTATTTCAGATATGATATTATCTTTTAGCATCTTAAGTATGGATAGTAGTTCTTCTCTTTTTAATTGCTCAGGAAAAAAGTCTCTTATATCGTCAAGACTACCATGCAGTGCTGCTTTACGTAGATCACTTGCTCTAACGTTATTACCTTTAGCCGCAGGTATAACTAATCCTTGTACGTTAGTAGTATTTTTAAAAGTTGTGATTCTTTTAAGGTCTGTAAAGTCGCTTGCATCTCTTACTCCAGTTATAGCATAAAAGCTTTCACTCTCATTATCCTTAGCATAATCTTTAGCAGCAAACATTGGATTTTTTTCTCCGTCTCTTACTTCTATTCCCGGTAGGTATTTAGCGTATATCTTCCATATAGCAATCGATTCTTCTTTAGTAATGCCGTTTCTTTCGCCTCCGCCCGGAAATACTATTACTTTATTTATTTTTTCAACTTTACCTTTTTCACCAGCAAGAGCTTTAGTACCTACTTCAGGTCCGGATTCTTTATCATAGATATGTCCACCATGGGTGCCTTTAAGTAATCCTTTGACTACTTCAAAATGTCCTCTATGAGGTGGTTTAAATGCTCCTGGGTAAAGTGCTATCATAGGAATGCTTGTACTTTAGAATCTATTTCTTGAGGAGAAGAGTGTTGTAGTAAATCTTGAAACTTAGGACTAAATAGCATATCGGCGATACTGTTAAGTACTGCGTCATTTCTATCATCACTCTTTGCTTTATTATCTCTATACTTTTTGACAGCGTCTTTAAGTTTGTCTTCTCCAGGACCTGTACCTATTTTTTTATATGACTTTAAAAAAGCGTTCTTTAAAGCTTTATCTTCTGATCTGTTATCTTTATCCCAGTCTACATTTACAACAGCTTTATTAAACTCTTGTTCTTCTTGATTTGACATTTCTACTGGTTTAAAGAAAGAAGACTTTCCAAATCCAGTTCTATCGTTATAGGCTTTTAAGTAATCTTTAATACCTGTAACTCCATTCTTTGCAGCCGTATTAAATGCTTCTATTTCTTTATTGAACTCTCCTCCTCTGTCATTAACAAAGATAGAAAGGTTACCTTTAAGTTTTTTATCGAAGTCTTTTATTTTCTGGTAAGCATTTCTCCAAGTAGTAAATACTGAAGAAGAAGGTATATTACGCCCACGTTGAAAGTTAGATATGTAAGATATCATTGGATGAGTATAGACCATGACCATATAAACATCATAACCACCATTAAGTAGCTTGTCTAAGTTTTCATCAAACTTAGCTCCTGAAGCTGTAGTATCCCAAACTAAACTAATTTTGGATTCTGCTGCTGCTAGAACGTCCTTTTCCACCTGACGACTGGCTGCCCCTAGATTGTTGTGGTATGGATGTTCTGGATCTTCCACGTATTTGTCTGGGTTGAACTGTGTTAGGCTGCCTAGTTCTAGTTGGTTGAGAAGGTATGACTTCCCTGCTCCAGCTCCTCCTGCCATTATTACGGCTTTGGGTTTGTTGCGGTCTTCTAGAATTATTTGTGTTAATTTCATTTCTTCTACCTATGTTTATTCTTACTCTATCTTCTTTTGGTTTTGGTATAACTCCTGGGACTGCTCCTGGTCTAGGTCTTGTTTTCGGTTTAACCTTCGGTCTAATAGGTGTACTATAATTATTGTAATTATAATTCCAATTGTTGTAAGGTTGTTGAAACCAATAATAGTTCCATCTCCAATTATAGTCGTATCGCCAGTTGTTCCAGTACCAGTTATTATTGTAGTTAAATCTTGTATAGTTATCATACCTTTCTCTAATAAAATCTTTATAAGGAACCGAGACCGTGTCTCCAGCTTGAGTAACAGCTAGTATGCTTTGAATCTTAGAACCTTTATTTGTTGTCTGAAGCTTATAACTTCCGCAACTATATAAAGATAAGAATAATAAAGCATATATCAAACTATTTTTCATACTTTTATTGTTGTTGGATAACTATTATAAATAGGTTCAGTATTTGGGTTTTCTAGTTCATATAACCTATATATAAGTTTGAATAGCTCAAAATTCTTCTCTACTTCATCTATCTGTAGTAGCTTCCATCCTTTTCCTTGAATAACTTTCTTCTGTTTAGATGGTCCTCTTGAATGAGCTTTTAACCAAAGTATGGCAGTCCTATCTATTTTAATTCCTCTGCTCTCTTCAAGTCCTTTTGCATAAGATGCCAATTGTAGGTCATATGATTTATGAATGCTGTTTGACGTTTTAATATCTATTAGCCACACTTCTCCGTTCATCTTACATACTATATCTGCAGTACCGGCAAACTTATGTTCGTCTGACCATACAAATTGTTCTGAGGATATTAGTTCAGGTTTATATGTCTTCCAAAAGTCAGCAAACTTAAGTATCATCTCCCAGACTATTGCAGAGTATTTAGCTCTACCGTAATCATCCATCCATGAAACTTCTTTACCTTCAACTAGCTCTTCAGCAGCTTCATGCACTTGTGTACCTTCCTTACCTGCTTTACGCATAATAAGATCGGCGTTATGCCCAACGTCCTTCATCCATGTTTCGAAGAACTTATTTTTGGGCATATACTGGAGTATAGTGGTTACGGACGGGTAGTATACTCCTTCGCCTCTCTTATAGACTCTACGGTCTAAAAAGTTAATTTGTTTTAATTCGGGGTTAAAATCTAACCTCTTTTTCTCGTTTTGTTCGAGAATATTCATTCCTTGTTTAATCAAAATAATTAAATTATGGGTGTTAATTGAGTAGGTACATCTTTGAGAAATCGGTTCTTAAAATCTGTTTTGAAGAGAGCATACCCTAGTGCTAATCCTTCTCCATTCCCTACTCCTGTATACGTATTTTTTTTACTTTTACTATTATTTTCAAACAACTCTCTCAGTTTTTCTAATTCTATTAATACCTTGTCTACAGCGCTGGTATAAGGTATAATAAATATTCTTTCGAGTAAAGGTGTAATATCTTTAGGGTTTACTCTATTGTTGTTAAAGTGCTCTATAATATTATTAAAATATCCATCTTCTAACCAGGATACTTTGAAATCAGATAGTAAAGATGCATTAGGGACTCCTCCCCAGTTAGAGTCTGTGTACATGTGTTTAATATTCTTTGGGAAAGAAATAAATCGGTTTGATTTAAGATATGTATCTATTCTACCTACATCTACATAAAGTACTGCTCTTCTTTTTTCTTTTGTTAGTTGATGTGTAAGTGTGTATTTATCAAAGTATCTAAAAGTATCTTCGTTGTATATCCTTATATCTGCAGTTGGAATTGTTTTAGTTAGTTTCTCTTTGTCATCTGTATACACAACTACTTCTACTCTGTTTAGTAGGTATTTGTAATTTTCAATTAACAGATCCGTATATTTAGATCCGACTGCTATGACAAGTAGTGTATTCATTATGCTTTTATAGCTCTAAACGTACAAGCGTTCCTTCCGTTAATTAAGGGCATGCCATGTGAATCGTATGTTATAGAGTTTACTTTTACTTTTTTATTTTTAAACCGTCCAGTAAGAATATAATCTCCTGTTTTTATTCCTTGAAGTTTTATCATAGATCTAGTTTATGCATCATTATACCGGAAAGGTCTAATTCCTCTGCAGTTTGTATTAGTTCTGTAAATGCTTTGAAGCCCATTTCGCTTGGATCTTTGTCATCTAATTTTATGAGAAAGACTCTCTTACCTTGATTTAAAAACTTTTCCGCTATCTGGACTGCTTTATCTCTTGCATCTTTATCTAAAGCTACGTATATGTCTTGAACCTTTCCAGTTATTATCTTCTTATATAAGGCATCAGAAATACTCTTTCCTAAGATAGGTATAGCATTTCGTCTAATTGCTATAGCATCAAACACTCCTTCACATAAAATAATAGGCTGGTTCCAGTTAATGAGGTTCTCAAAAAATATTATGTCTTTTGAAGCTTCTGGGTTTTTGTATTTAAAATAGTTTTTATCATAAGTTCTTGCAACAAAGAAATTGAGTTGTCCGGATTCAGAATAACTTGGGATAATAACTCGTCCTCCAAACTCTCCAGTTGTTGCATATCCAATGCTATATTTAATAAAATCATTATCGGTAAGTCCTCTCTCATACAGGTATTTTCTGACCATATTAGCTATAACTGACTCAGTAGAGGATAGGTATAGCGGTTGGTATTCTTTTGGTAGCTCTACTATAGATAGTCCTTTATATTCTACATAGGTACCTTTTGGTAGGTATTTTAATATATCAGCTGCTTGTTCTCTTGGTGTGTTTAGTTGTTTCAGTAAAGAGCGAATTGATTGACCACGAGTTTGACATACCCAACACTCCCAGAAGTTTTTACCTTCCTCGTTGGTAGCCATATTAATCTCTAGCTTAGGTTTACGGTGATTACAAAAAGGACAATGGAAAGCATAATTTTCTCTTGCTCTCTTATGACTTTTGCCTAAAATATTTTCAATGGATCCTAAAAGGAAAGTATAATCCATAAAACTCGTCCGTTTCTTATTTTATAAGATAAGAACTTATTTTAAAATAAACAACTAAAGTTCGTTGTTCTGTAGTAAATCGCCAATTGCAGCTGATACAGCTTGATTAAGAAGTATTCTATTGTCAATATCTAAGTAGTCTTCAAGTTTGGTAGTAATCGCTTCTGCTAATTTTAAAACGTCCTCGTCTGAAAGATCTAATTGCTCTCTGACTACGTACTTTTTATTTTCTAATATTATTTTTGATAACTTCATATTAATCTAATCCTGAGGTTCGACCTGCAGCTCTTTCTTTATCCAGCCATGCTGCTTTTCCAGCTGTGTATGATTCCCTATCTGCTCTAAATTTATCATCTAAAACTTGAAATTTCTCCCAACTAGCAGCAGCTTCAGTATCAATTTTTATATTTACGTTACCGTATTTTTTTTCTATACCTGCTTTCCAATTTTCTAAGTCATCTGCATTATGAACACTTCTAGATGAATCGTCAGGATTAGGTAAGTTAAAACCAAACAATGGCTTTTCTCTAAACATGGACATTATTAAGTCAAAAGTTAAACCTTGTAGGTTAGTTACTTTTGTACTTTCCAAAAGAATAATTTTACTCAATTTCATAATTTCCAAATCTTTAGAGTTAAATTCCCCGTCCCTTTTATAAGTCGGTGATAAGTCTCTCTAGGTATAAATAGTTTATCTTTTCCTAATATGCGGGGTATATCATTGTCTAACTGAAATTGCCAGTCTGTTAAATGTGTTGGTAATATATACCTATCCTCTTTGTCTCTATGCCATACAAATTCAAATGAGGGAGTATTGTTAGAAAACTCTCTTATTATATAACCGTCTTCCTTAATTTCGGAATATGGTCTACCAGTAACCTGAGAAGTTTGATGATCCACCTAATGATTTCCAGTAACGGCCTATATTACAAGACCAATAACCTGCTTTAGTTTTATCTTTTTTAGTTGCACATTTATGACGAGCTGCAAAAGAAGCTCTTGCTCCTCTCTGCTTTAACTTAACTGATAATCCAGTATCACCAAATGATACCTTCTTAACGTTACCTTTCTTTGACTTTACATATACGTAGAACTTTTTAGAACCTCCACGTTTTGGTTTGTTAAGTTGTACTTTTTTACCTTGGTACTCTGCTTCGTTCATATAATCAACTGAGGCTTTAAGCATATCAAAGCCGCTATGATCAAAAGTTTCGTTTTGTATCTTTACTGCTTTTCTAAAGTTTTCCATATTGATAGTACCGCCGATTGATTCGACAAGCTCTTTGACTAGATCGTAATCGATCATTTCATCTATACTCAGAGCTTCGTCAATTGTCTCCTCGTTTTCAATCATTTCATCAATCATGCAGCCTATTTCAAATAGTGGATTTGCTTTTCCAACAGATACCATAGGTAGGTCTAGAGGAACTCTCATCCCATTATAGTCTCCATACTCTCCTATGTCTGTAGTCTCTAAAAGATCTATATCTTCTTCGCTAAGTTCGATATCTTCGTTGCTAAGGGCTTCTCTAGCTTCTTTAAATAGTTGTATAAAGGCGTCAGAGTTATAACGGTAGACATGTTCATGTAAAGAGAGCTTGTTATCTATATGGTACTGTAATGATGGGTACCCTACTACGTCTTTTAGTTTAATCATTTTTAAAATCTTTTCTATAAAATTTACCTAGTATATTATCATTTATATATTGATGACTGTAAGTCTCTAGGACGTCATTTATAAATAGGTGTTTACATTCATAATAAGTTAAAAGCTTTTTATTAGGTACAAAATCTAATATTCTCTTTTCAAAATCAGCCCTTAAGTCTGTAGATTCTTTTACAAGTTCTTTTATTTTAGGATGAGAACCGTAGTACTCTTTCCAATCTGATTCGGTTATTACTTTTTGTTTGAGTGGGGTACGTCCTCCGATACCTTTTGCTTTTCTTTCTTCTTTTAAAGCTTCTAGAGCTTTTTTTCCTAGTCTTTTATTTCGTTCAAAAAACAATACTTTCTTACCAAGGTACTTTAAACCGGAAGGTTTATGAAAAACTTCATAAATGAATCCGTAAGTTCCTTCTGGAAAGTCTGATATATCGTTGAAGACCCTACCCTGGTACATCCAGGAAGGTAATGTCATATCCATATAAATTGGTTTCTGTCGCTAGAGCTTTGACTTTAGCTCATCTATTTGTAACTGCTGTTCTTTTACAGCTTGTATTAATAACGCGACTATTTTCTCATAACGAACCGCCTTGTAACCGGTATCTCTATCGACTACTACTTCTGGCAGCACTTTTTCGATTTCCTGAGCAACAACACCAACATCGTGACCGCTGTGGCTAGAAAGATCATTCCAATCAAATTCATATCCTCCAATTTGATTAAGTTTATTTAATGCATTACTTATAGGAGTAATGTTATCCTTAAGTCTTTTATCTGAAGAGTAAAATGCTGTTATATCTCCAGTTGCTCTTATCTCCCCCGTAGTACCTGAAGCTGCTGTTCCTATACCTAGACTATCAAACTGAACGTCAGAAGAAGAGGTTAAGCCTCCGTTAAAGCTTACACTAGTAGCTAGTGAGGCTGTAGATGAGTTAGCTACTACTCCGTCTATATTTGTTGCATCTATATATGATGCTGTATTAGCTAAGGTTACTGCCCCGTCTACCTCTGATCCTAGTATATAAGAAGCAGTAGATGCGTTTGTAGCTGAACCTGTTATATTACCTGTTATATTTCCTACAACGGTTATATCTTGAGAAATATTAACTGAGCCTGTAAAAGTATGAGTATCATCTGCACTGTCACCAAATTGGGTTGAACCGCTACTAAAAGAGGTAGTAAGGTGTGTTAC